CCAGGGTTACCCCTGATCATTACCTTAACATGCTATGTACGAAAACATGGCTGGCATCAATCGTGAGCGAGGCTCGTTAACCGAACCTTATTATGAGGAGCAGGTCGCTGGTTCTTCCTATGTATGGAATTATCCAGAAATGACCCTTCGGAGCGAGACCCAACGAACCCATGTATCGGCCAGTAGATATAAATATATTGCTGACCAATACGAGGAATATGGGATCGGGGTGTGGGGTTACAAACCTCTATTCTCGGCTCAAGCCTCATTTCGGACGAATCATCCCACACATTTTCCTTGCCCTGGATGCTCGAATGAGTTTACCAGGTGCTCAGGGGTGGCGTGGGGAGGTTGTCCGCAATGGTCCCTATCCGGTGGTGACTCACCTAATGATGTGTCACTGCCCGTTGAAGTGCGCGAAGACCTTAAGAACCGCCTTGATGCGAGGCTACCTAGCTTAGGCGATGGTATGCCCGACATGGCGGTATTCTTGTGGGAGCTACAGGACTTTAAAGGCCTGTGGAACGCTATGGTGGAGGGCGTAAGAAATGGAAGCTTCCTTACGGGAGTTTCTGGCGAGATCATTGATTGGTTTCGACACTTTGCTGATGGTTTTACGTCAGCGAAGCTATCTACTATCCTAACCACGATGGCGGAGTCCCATTTAGAATGGGCTTTCGTGTGGAGACCCTTAATCTCCGATATCCAGAAGATCATGAATAACATGGCCGGCTGGAAGGAGAGGGTTGAAGCTGTGCGCGCTGGAATAGGGAAAGTCCACGATCTCTCGACTTTTGTCTCATGGGATGAATCCGATCAAACGATCGAAGACATGTCGTCAGTCCATATGGGCTGCCCTGCCTATACCGGAGACGGTACGGGCTCATGTCCCCATTGTCGTCAGACTGATAAGATATGGTCATATAAGACCACGTCTAAAGCTGGCATAACCGTGAAATACCGGTATAGCTGGCCTTCTATCGCTGATGGCTGGACATCGAGTATCGAGGAATTCTTGTTAGCAAACAGACTCTTGCCCACCTATGAATCGCTATGGGAGATAATCCCTTTCAGCTTTGTCATAGATTGGGTATTCAATACAGAGAAACTGTTTGACGCCTTAAACCTGGATGAGGTTACAGACTCTGATGTGCATGTAGCTATCGTCGATGCTTGCGTGACGCTTAAGCGTCAGCGCGACACGAAGTTAGATTACACACAAAGGGGGATCGATACAGGCTTAGCCTGTACCGAGAAATTCTTCTACAGGTGGGTAGGTGATGATGCACTCTCCCTTCTTGACTGGGACGTAAAAGTCCCGTCGTTTATGCAGTTCCTTTTAGGAGCGTCGTTGGTGGAGGTCCTGCGGCACTAATGACGATCGCTCTAAACAACAACCCGTAGGCTCTTGCTTAAGAGGTAAGATCATGAGTACCACTGGTAACCAAACCATCACCGTCAACTCCGTTGATAGAACATACGTGCCCGCCTGGGCAGCGAAATATGCTGCCGACCTTAAGAAAGGTAATACCGTCACTAAAAAGACGGCAATCACGAATGGGGTGTCGATTTATCGACTCGCCCATAATGCCTCAAATGGCATTGAACGCCATATCTTGAGTGTCGAAGATGAAGTCCAGGATAGCGAGGGTGCGTCGCACTTAGCAAAGGTCCAGGTCACAATTACATGTGACTCGGATGACTCTGCTGAGGCAGCGCGGCTATCGCAGTTGGTGAGTGGTGTGGCTGCATATTTGCAGTCTTCCGGTGTGTTGGACTCTATTTTGGCTGATGAACTTTAGCCAGGAGGGTTTGACACTCATGATCGGGATGTCCTACCGTGATAAGCGGGAGACATGAAAAGCCTTAGAAAGGAATGGTATAACCATGCTAGCGATAAGCCCTTTCGACCTCTTCCGATCAATGTTACTTGACCTTGCTGAGATGAATGACGTCTCGCTTAATCGTGATCTTGACACCGCAGTGAAGCGGTTCGAGCATGAAGGTCTCCCGTTCTTAACCAAAACACTTCCTACTTTTGCTCAGGCCTTTGAAAAGGGCCTAGCTGTAGGTGCGATCCAGCATCCTTCTGCTTTTAAGCGGAAGGGGGCTCTCCCAGCATTTCTGCATGGGTTGACCTCACGCGTGTTTTGTGCGAAAACTGGGACACTGCTCCCAGACCCCTGTTACGTGGCCGTTTATTCGGTCCGTCAGGTTTGCTACCTCTTTTATAAATATGAGGTGCCGTACACTGACAAGCAGCTTGATGCTGCTATAACGCAAATGGTCTGTACAGATCACAGTTTGTCTGGTGAGGTTGAAATCTCACCGGACGACCAGGTGTTCTTGGTTGCTGAATCTCTTCTAACCGATATCTTTAAGGACGCTGACTTCAGGGCCATTCGACCTAAATTGGGACCCGGTTCAACGAACGTTGGACCTATGTCACAACAAGGGAAGACAGTCTCTGTATTCGGGCAGTCTACCGGTTATTATGATGTCGATCACCACCTCCCTTCTCCGGGTGTTTTCTCCCTGGATGAGAGCGATGGCGTATTGGCTTCTGCGTCGAGCACTGACAGAAGTGACGGAGGAATTGATCCCCGCCGCGTGTCACGTGTGTCCGGAGTTCCCAAGAATTCAAAGGGACCTCGGATAATCAGCGCAGAGCATCCTCTGTTCATGTGGGCCCAATTGGGTCTCGGGAATTATATGGCTGAATGGCTGGAAAGCCATCCCATAACACGCGGTCATGTGAATTTCACAGACCAAAGCGTCAATTCCCGGCTTGCTTTACAGGCAAGTTCCACTGGACAGATGGCGACGCTTGACATGAAAGAAGCTTCCGACAGGGTGAGTTTAACACTCTGTCGGCAGCTCATGCCAGCACGCCTGATGCGAATCATTGAAGAGATCCGGAGTACGCACACATGCCTGCCCTCGGGGGTGTTAATACCTTTGGAAAAGGTAGCACCTATGGGGAACGGTTTTTGCTTTCCGCTCGAATCCATAGTATTTTGGGCTTTGGCGGTAGGAGTTTTAGCAGTGCGTATGAGACCGGGTTACGTTACCGAGGAAATGATTAAACGCGCTTGCCAGCAAGTGTACACGTATGGAGACGATTTGATTGTCCCTGCAGTGCACGCGCCGGAAATTATGCGCGGTCTTGAACGGTACGGGCTTCGGTTCAACCGAGATAAGTCCTTCTGGACTGGTCCGTTCCGTGAGTCGTGTGGAACTGACGCTTTTGATGGCGTCAATGTTACACCGCTCAAGATCAAGAAACTCATTCCTCGACGGCCGAGTGATGTCAGTTCAATCGTTGGTTATCTTCAGTCCGCCAAAGATTGGGGACCGATGTTACCACGATTGACTGCACTGATGCGACGTGTGGCATATAATGCCATTGGGCATAAACCTCACCGTCCTTATGGATGGGAAGGCTGCCTCGGCGAAGATACTTCATATGAAGATCTCGTCGGTCGCCATGTTTCAATGGGCGATATCATACGTCGCGGTAAACCTTATAAACATCTTCCCAATAAAAATGGGGTGTGGCTTAAGACACCACATGAGCTAGCGCCTTCGGACGGGAAACTTGTCAAAGTTCTGACTGTTAAAGAACTAGACGAAGACCCTGAAGAAGCCTTCTCAGATGTTCATAAGTATCTCCTCAGGGCTGTTGCTAAAGCCCCCAACACTTCTAGTAGTTGGAAGACCCTCTTTGAGGGTTCTTCGGGAGATATTGTTTTCACTCGGAGATACACTTCACGGCTGGAGTACCGCAAAGTGCTTGTAACCTGATAAAGTTACACCTGGGCGGCTCTTATGGGGGATTACGTGTGTTAGCT